TGTTCCAACAGCCAAAACTCGTGTTGCACTCAACCAGCGGATGTTACTTACAGTATTACTTGCAATTGTATATACCAAACCGTCACTTGCATTACTGCCTGTCTGAAAATCATTGTAATCAGTTGTTTTTGAAAAAAACAATGTTTGCGGGTTGTTCGTTGTGCCTCCATAGACTAAGCGTTGCTCAAAAAAAGTCACAACACTTGGATTATTGTTTGATCCATTTAAGCTTGGATTGCCAGCAGTTTCTGTAATGGTAGGTGTTGCAAACGTCCAGCTAGTATGACCTGTTCTTGTTAACGTGCGAATAGCATAGTCAGGATGTACGATATACATTTTATCTGCGGATTGAGCAAAACGAATATCAGGCAAATCAGCTTCGGAATAGGGAGTTGACACTTCGAGTACAGCCTGTGCAACACCCCCTGAGGTATAAGTTGTAAAATTTGTACTGTTTACTGCAACACCAAACAAATCTGTAAGTGTAAATGTATTAGTTGTTGAATTTGCAACAAGAAAACTTTTGTTATTTAATTCTGTCATTCCTCCTACAGAAGCAATCACAATTTCATCACCGTTTGAAAACCCATGCGAACTGCTTGTAATAACACCAGGGGAAGCTTGAGTAACGCCTGTAATGGTTTTGCTTACGCCTGTTAATACAATCGCTCCATTTCTAAAAACACGCATATTTGTGTTGCCAAATTCTAAAATGTAAGTATCTGTTGCTTTAAAAACAAAAGGAATAAGTCTGCCTTTGACAGAACTGCTTTTAACTTCATTTAGAAATTGTGTGCCTGGTCTTCGTGTAACACCGCCATGCGGATGCACTACCATGTTTGTTAGATCAGATAACCCCTCATTATATTTTGAAATATTTGTACGCCCTTCGAGCCGAGGTGAAAGTTCACCTGCGGTAAAAGACGCAAGAGCTGGTGCAGATCGTGCCATATTTTAAAACCTTGATTCAATAAAATCGGTGCTTTCGACTCGTTGCGTCGCTCCTTCAGTTGCATCCATAAATCGTGCTTCTTTTAATCGTGCTTCATAAAGGGATGCTGTAACTTGGATAAGGCTTGTCGAGCCTGTGATTGCATAGGCAGCCTCCATTGCCAAACGAGCTGATAGAGTTGTAATAAGATTTGAGTCATATTCATTTGGATCATCAATCCTTGCTATAAATTTAATTTTTACAGAAGACTCGTCTGTAAGAAGTTTACGTCCTTCTATAACAAAAGCTGGACCACCTGAATTATCAACCATGTTGTCAAAGGGATAGGTCAGTGTTCCGTTACTAAACTCTAAAACTCGCAGGCAATAGGGATCAGCTGGCAAAGGATATTGAAAGGTATAACCATAGGCAGGTTGTTCGGTTTCTTGTGCTAGTGTCATCCGTTTTGTTAAAGAGTTCCAGGGATGAGAACGAAATACATCATCGCGAATGCGATCATAAATTTGATTCATAATTCTTGCAGCTTTACTATTTTCCTCAAGAGAAGAAATGTTAGTTGCTCCTAATGTATTTAATGCACCATTCACAATTGATACTTTGCTTGTCATGTAAAAATCCTTTTAAAAAAGAGGGGCAAATGCCCCTCTTTAATATTAATCAACTACATACAATATCGTTAACTCAATTGTACCTGTGCCGGCAGCACCGCCCATTGTGACCGTTACATTTACCCCATTCCCGTCAGTATCAGTTTCTGTTCCTGATCCTAGCGCTAATGTTGCTAATATATCGACTTTTTGAGCTGATGTTGATGCAGCAGCTGCTTTAAAAGCTGCAGCAGATGCAGATACAGCCGTACCAGCAGCATTTGTATGCGCTGCCGTTCCAACAGACAAGGTTGTGCTTGAACCAAGAGCATCATGTGCTAATGACCCTTGCAATAATCTTGCATTGTTAGGTAAGGTGAACATCTCAATAACATCACCTGATGCTAAAGAAGATGCTTCATAAACCCCATGAGCAACTCGGACTCGCCCCCCTAAGAAATTAGATTGGTTCATCACACTCGGAGTAGCTCTAGAGTTGGTTCTTTGAACTGAATATACAGTAGCCATTTTCTATCTCCTTTCTACTCGTTACAAGCTATTTCAACAACTTTTGCTTCTTCCATTCTGGAAGCACCAAAACTTGCACAATAATACACTTGAGTTGCATACGATTTATCGGCTCTTTCTTCGATACGAGCTGTTACATCTTTATTGGTAGCCATCATACAACCATCTTCAGCCCAAGCATAACAAAGTCTGCTTGTACCATCATCAGTTAGTCGATTGCTTACAATAAATTTAAAACCAACAAATGTATCAATTTCACCTTGCACCAAAGCTTTAATCGTATTGAAATCAGCTGATGTTACTGTTGTTGAATTTAATAAATCTTCGATTTGTTCGGGTGATACAACTATATACCTGGGTATTGATGGATCAACACTGCCTTGATCAAGTATCTTTTTCGCAGATACCAATTTTGCAATTGTTAAACCAGCTGACCCATGCACAATCTTTTGTGCTGATGGTAAAGCTGTCGATGTTCCACCATCTTTACCTGTTTGAGCTGTACCGCCGAAGGCTGCAATGATGCTATCATCCATTGCTCGACCCATTGCTGCAGCAGCTGCTTTGGCATAGGTTGATGTAGGATCAATAAGCATTCTGACTTTATCGCCATCATCAATGAGATCAGCATACTCATACTCAGTCATTGTAATCATACGTCTGGTATGGGGCGTGTCCATCAGCGGTGTATCAGCATGACGGCTTGTTTTAGCCACAGCTGCTGCACTGCCTACTTGGTCGTGAAAGCTTTTTTCACCAGTCACAGATTCCGTTGCTACGGAATCTCTAAGCAAAGACCCCATTTGCTGTGATAGCATTTGGACGTTTGCCGAAAACTGGCTAACAAAAGCGGTCGAAATTGTCGTACTCATAGCGTACTCCTTTTGCTAATGTTAATGTTAAGATTAAATTTTCGTACAGATTATCCATATGGGTCTGACTATAACTTAAGGTTATTACTCTATTAATTTTGCAGGGCGTATGCTTGTCTGCTTATAGAACATCCTCTGTTTCTTGAGGATG